AATAATGGAAAAAATCGACGGACTCGCTGAAACCTTGGAAGCCCTAAAGGCTATGGGGGTCAGTGTGAAAAGTCGAAAACTTCAGCAAGTTTTAAAGAAAAGCGCAAGCCCAATTATTGCAACGGCAAAAAGTTTGGTGCCAGTTGATACAGGCGATTTGCGCGACTCAATTGGTTTTATTAATAGCAAGGATAATCAGAACTATGATAAGGCTTTGATTGGCTTGCGCAAGGAGTATTACAACAACTACCTGGGCGTTATGTATGAATACGGGACGGTTGAACGAATCCAATCGAGCACAGGCCGCTATACAGGCGCCATCGCCCCCGTGCGTTTTATGCAAAGGGCCGTTGATTCAAACGCCACAAGCGTTGAGGAAAACATAATGAAAGGCGTTGATCAAATCATTGCCGATTTAGCAAAGAAAAATAATCTAATATACAAATAACCATGGCAATCTCTGGACCAGTAAACGGCACGCTGATAAGCATCTATAAAGATGTGAGCGGAACCTTGACCAAAATCGCAAACGCGACATCTCATTCAATCGACATTTCTAAAGATATGATCGACGTTACTAACAAAGACAGCGCAGGCGCTAAAGAATTTATCGCTGGCGAATATGGCTACACTTTGAACGTTGAAGGTATTTTTGAAGAAGATGCATCTGTGAGCACAAGCGGTTTGTCTTTTAAAGATCTTTTGACCGACTTGTTAGCAGGTACTGCTGTAACTGTTGTAATGACTACCAACAGCAGCGGCGATCAAAAATTAACAGGCGGCGCTTTCTTTAGCAGCTTATCATTGAGCGCACCTAACAATGACAAAGCAACCTTCACAGGAACTTTGCAAGGCACAGGCGCCTTGACCATTGGCACCGTATCGCCTTAATACTTTTTGTCTTATATTTGTGGCATGAGCCACATTACAATCGGGGGTGTTCAGCACCCCCTTTTATTTAACATGAACAGCCTGCGCAACGTAATGCAGTTGGCTGGGATGGAAAATTTCGCAGATCTAAACCTGCAAAAAGACCTTGCCAAATCTATGGACTTCGCACTAAGTTGCGCGTTCTATGGGATTCTGGAAGGCTACGAAGCCGACGGCAAAAAAACGCCATACCCCACGATCCAAAAATTGGGCGCATCGGTTAAAAGATTTACAGAGTTGAGCCCTGCATTGGATGGATTTACGCAGGCCGTTAGTGATTTCTTTAGCACTGAAGAGCCAGAGGGAAAGTAAAAGCCAAGGGCGACGGCGCACCGCTAACTTGGCGCAAGATTGAGCGCATCAGTTACGGCGAATTGAATCTAACTGAGCGGGAGTTTTGGAAATGCTCGCCACGTTTTTGGCGTTTGAAATTGGAGGGCATGCGTGAGGCGCAGCAACAGCAGTACAGAAACCAATGGGAAATTACCCGCTGGGCTGTTGCTACAGGCATGGCGCCCCACTTAAAAAAGCCAATAGAACCGAAAAGGCTGTTAACATTTCCATGGGAGGAACCTGAGTTTTTGTCTATTCACGAAGCGGTTAAACTATATTCGCATGTCTTTGATAAGTTAACCCCAGACGCCAAGGCATGAGCGCACCCATAAAAATAGTATATAACATTTTAAGCAATGCGTCAGACCTTACGGCGTTGGTTTCCACTCGCTTAAATCCTTTGCGGATTCCGCAAGAGTCTGCATTTCCTGCAATCGCTTATAATTTAGTCAGCGTAATTGCAAGCCCTACCAACACAAGCCACTCACGCACAGACTTTGCGCGGGTGCAAGTTAGTAGTTTTGGCGCCACGTTTGCCGATGCGATGGACACAGCCGCGCAGGTTCGGGCCGCGTTTGAAGCTGCTACCTTTCCAGATACTTTTAATGGGGTTTACTGCCAGGCGATTGAGTTCGACGGCGAAGTGCATTTGGTTGAAGATGAGGCGGGATTTGCGGGGATTTACCACGTTGCTCAGGACTTTATAATTAATTACATTTATGCCGCGCCAGTGCCATCTGGTGCCAGTTATTTGTTGCTCGAAGATGGCGCATATTTATTACAAGAAGATAGTTATAAAATAGAATTGTAAGCATGGCACGTTCACTAAATATAGTAATTGGCGCAAACATTGAAAAGCTCAGACAGGGCTTTAATGATGCGATATCAGTAATTAAAAAGGCAGGCGGTGAAATGTCTGCCGATGTGGCAAAGAGCGCGAAAAGCATTGAGGAGAAGCTAGCGGCGATTGCCACCCGTAACCCAACGATGGGAACTGTTAGGCAGTTGACTCAGTTGGCAATGGAAGCGCGGGCATTGGGTCCAGAGTTTGCGGCTTCAGCAGATCAGTTTATTCGTGAAGCGGGTAGAATTAAAGATAGCATAGGCGATGCCAGGGGGGAGGTTGCATATTTTGCAAGCGATACCCGACGCCTCGATGCGGTATTGGGTGGAGTGCAGGCAGTTGCCGGGGCTTTTGGTGCAGTGCAAGGCGCGGCTGCTTTGCTAGGTGGCGAAAATAAAGAACTGCAGCAAACACTCGTAAAACTACAGGCCGCCATGGCCATAGTGAACGGAATAACCGCGGTTTCAACTGCTCTAGAACAGGAGTCGATGTTCATGAAAGGATTGAACACTGCTGCGGCTAAATTACATACATTTGTTTTAGGGCAGGCAACAGTTGCCGCTCGTGCTTATGCCGCCGCCTTGGTTGCCACTGGAGCGGGTGCTATTATTGTGGCGCTCGGTTTGATCTATAGCGCTTTGCAGGATAACGCAGACGCAGCAGAAGAGGCAGAAGCGGCGCAAAAGAAATATGTTGATGCTTTAGCTGCGAGCAATGCTAGGGCCGTTAAGTTTGTCGAAGGCCGTTTAAAACAGCAAGAAGAAATTGCAAAAAGAAAAGCGCAACTTGCAGGTAAAACTGAGGCCGACATTTTAAAAATTGAGCAAGAATTTTTAACAAAAAGAATTACCGCTTTTAGAAAAATGCAAGCGGATGTGGGCGTTGAATCTGAACTATACGCAGAACTTGCAGAAAAAATACAAACGGCAGAAGACGAACGAACGTTAAAAGGTTTCGACATTCAAATTGCCGCCAGTAAGGCAGCGGTTAAGTCTCGCAAATCTGATTTAAAAGATGAAGTAACTGCCGAGGAATTGGCGGCCGTGCGCATTGCATATTTGCGTGAGAATGCCATACCTGAAAAAATCCAAAACAACGAGCGCCAAGGAATCAAAACAATTGATCCTGCGCCTATAGATATTAAGGCACCGCAAAAACTTGAGCATACATTTACGCAAATCGATTATGCAATGCAAAACCAAATCGCAAAGCAGGAAGAGTATGAGGCGAGTTTTGCGAAATCAATGGAGGGCGTTAATCAGGCGTTTAATAGTTTGACCGCTGACGGCCTCGAAGCGTTTGGGGTATTGTTGGGCGATATTATGACGGGGCAAATCGGAAGCTTTCAAGATTTTGGCAAGAAATTACTGGGATCGGTTGCGGCATTCATGAAATCATTTGGGCAAGCATTGATTGCAACGGCCACAGCATCAAAGGCTTTTAAGGAGTTGCTAATTAAAAACCCTGTGCTCGCAGCTGCTGCGGGTGTTGCCTTGGTTGCGGGCTCTGCGGTGATCACTAACATGCTGAACAAAGGCCCACAGGCTACAGCATTTGCCGAGGGGGGAATTGTGAGCGGGCCTACATTGGGATTGGTGGGTGAATATCCCGGGGCAAGTAGTAACCCTGAAGTAATTGCACCACTTGACAAACTAAAGGGAATGCTAAACACAAACGAGCAAAGCGGATTTGTTGCTAGCACCACAATACAGGGGCGCGATTTGGCGATAGTATTGGAACGATATAACAAAGATTCAAGAAGAGGATAATGGCAAGAAAATACTATGGTTCGTTTTATTCGGTTACGGGCAAACTGCACCGCGTTGAGATTTGGGATGCGCCGAGTGGTTCGGGATCAGGTGGCACAGAGTTGAAACTTGCGGGCGATGGCTATGAAATACAACGCGATGGTGAAGGAGATACATTCTATCAAAATGCTATCAGACCTTCACGCAGTACATCTTATTGGGTCATGCCATCCAACACAGTACTGGGCGAGTTTAAAGCAATTGCCACAACATCAGAACAATTTTGGGCTGTGCTTATCTATCAAGATAATTCTTTGGTGCACGTCGGCCGAGTTCTTGCGGATCAAATGACATTCCAACGTGAGGCCATAGAATCTAAGCCCATTATTTCTTTGGGCGCTGTGGATGGCTTGGAGCTTTTGAGTGGTTACAAAGTACAGGCTTCGTGGTTTACCGATGGCAAAATAACAATCGCACAGTTATTTCGTAGGTGCCTAGATGAGTTGGCGCTGAAAGATTACTGGGTTGTTGCCAGTGCAAATACAGATTATTTTCGTGATGCTGTTGCGCCGTTTTCTTTGGATGCTACACGCAAAGGCATTGATCTTTTGCAGGTTGATGTAAATACTTTTGTAGACAATTACGACCAATTTAAAGACATCAAAGCTACCGACATTGCTGCTTTTCAATATGCTGAAAACAACATGATGGATTGCAAGTCGGCACTTGAGCAA